TGGTGGAATAGTCAACGCAATACTTGCCGCGTTATCACAAGTAACAAGTTTGCCGTCATCAGCCAACACCGTTGTATATGTCGTGCCAGTCTGCGCATTAATAGCAATCATCGCCGTAGCGACTGCATCTAATTCTGCTGCGGTCAAAATTTGTCCGGCTGTAAAATCTTGTCTTGTTGCCATGTCGCCTACTTTATCCGAGTACGTTGTCTGCGTTGATGATACCAAACGTCACGTCATCAAGTATCAGCTCGTAAACGACAATTGTTGGCGACGTAAAATACAGCACGCTATGTCCGTTGTTTACGTTAATCGTGTGTTCAATGCCTTCTATCGCTAGTTCTTGGGCTAGTTGGGCTGTGCCGTTACCACTTGGAAACGATTTTTCAATCGTTATTGTTGACCCGATATCAAGTGTTGCCAGCGTGTCGCGTTGTGCATTAGTCAATAACGCAAATGATGTCGCCAAAGATGTGTAACGCGCTTCAGGTTCAGGGTCAAGTAAATATGTGGCTAGTTGCAATGCGGCTGTGTCGTTATGTAAAAGGCTGTTTGTGATGCTGTACGTTTGCACAAAATAACGTGTTTGGCTGCCGGTGTCGTCTGCGATTTGTGGGTTGTTGCTGCCGAGTATTTGTACGACTGCACGGTTTGTTACTTGGTCGGCTTCAAAACTTATGCCTACGCCGTTGTACGGTATGTTTGTGCCGTCGTCGTGAAAGTCGGCGCTTGATGGGTCAAGTGTTGTGCCGATACGGGGTTGAAATGTTAGATCGCCGTCACGCGACATAAACAAACGGCCTTGCTCGGCTTCGTTAATTTGAGCGCAATAACCAAGCGTGTTTGTGCCTTGATCGATTGTAAATGCTGACGCGCCACCAAGAGTTTGTGTGCCGGTACTGATGTTGCGTGTCGCCAACGGAAAACCAACCTCGGGTCGGTCAATTATTGCTGTTAGTCGAGCGCTGGACAATTCTTCTGACACGTTGTATTCGTCTAAATATGTTTGTGCCAGCAAATAAAAATCGTCGGCACAATAAACCGTTACGGTGTCCAAACCGCCTAACGCAAAATTGTAGTCGTAGTTAACGACATAACCTTTAAACAAATACTCTTTAACGTTGGTTGTGCTGTATCGAGACAAACGCACTTGACGCAATGGCGCTAAACCGGGTTTGGCTTGCGGCGTATCATAGTAAGGCGAGTTTTCATCAAATGGGTTAAATATGCCGTCTGTGTCAAGCATGGTAAACGACATTGACCCAGCGCTAAATTGATCGCCTTGATCGCGTCTGCCACGTCGCACCGATATTTGGTTAATGCCGTTAAGCACACTTGCAAACTCGCTTGTACCGTTTAGTACGTATGTCGTGTTATTGAGTACGCCTGCGGTTGCGTCATTAAGCAAAAATGCGTCTTGTAAAAACCCTGTGTCAATTTCTAAGTTATAGTTGCCACTAGCAACTACTGCAACGCCTGCCATTATTCTGCAATCATTAAATCAAGTGGGCCGTTAGTGCGCTGGTAAGCCAGCAAACTGTTCAACACACTTTGCCCAATCTCGGCGCTTGTTGATATACCGCCTGTGACGTTTATAGTTACGGGTGCTGCGTTTCGTGCTGCAATGCGTTCAGCCATACCAAAAGTTGTTACGCCTTGAAACGCTGAACTTGTAGGCGTAAATTGTGCAGGGCTTCTTTCAAATGTGCTTCCGCCGCCACCGCCGCCACCGCCGCCACCGCCGCCACTATTAATGATTGATGCTGGCATGCTTGGCATACTTGGCAATGCAGGCGTAATACTGCCCGTACCGCCCTCTCGAGCCGCACCACCACCGCTAACTGCACTACCGCCACCGCCACCCATACGTGGCAAAGTAATCATAGGTATTGAAGGCACGTCATTACCAAAATTTAATAAATTGTAACCACGAATAAGCACATTTAATGTTGAGTTAAACGCGTTTACAAAAGTTTGCATTGTTGACATAATCGCATTAAATACGCCATTAACAACATCGCGGAACGTTTCAAATTTGTTATAAACGTAAACCAAATAACCGGCGACAGTTAATAACGCAGACCCGATTGCAATTAGTGGGTGAGCATTAACCGCAATGTTCATGGCAAGTACGGCAACTGAAACGGCTGTAACTGCTTTGGCAACGTTCATAAATTTTTCAGGATTGGCTTGCGCCCAGTCAGCCAACATTTGCAATTTTGGCAACACTTTCATAATTACTGGCAATAGCAAAGCGCCTAAACTTTCTTGAAATTCACCAACGCTATTTTTTAATATTTTGAATTGACCTGCTGCTGTGCCGGCTGATCGAGCTGTTGCGCCACCAAAATTATCTGACAATGCCATCATTACTGTGTCAAGATCAGCGCCTTCTTTAATTAGACCTTTCATTTCAGGCGATAAAGCCTGTAGGCTTTTCATATTGCCTGCATAGGCTTTAGCAAGCGCGTCACTTACCGTCGCTAAATCTGTGCCAGTCGCCGTTGCGATATCTTGCGCTATTCCTAACGCGTCAGTTGCTTCACTTACGTTTTTAGTGCCGACTAACAATGCGGCAAACGCTGGTCGCAACTCGCTATCAGCCGTACCTGTTGCCCTCGACATAGCCGAGATCATTTCCTCAGTTGCCGCTACCGTTGCGTCAGTAGCACCAACCACGTTTTGCATAGTGTTAGCCAAAATCGCTTGTTGTTGTTCGTCCTCGGCTGCCGCTTTAGCAGCTAAACCGAGCGCACCAGCCACCGCCGTAATTGCTGCCGCTGCTGGTACTGCCGCTTTGCTAATTGCAAATTGTGCTTTTTCGCCAACAGTTTCTAATTGTTTAAATTCTTTGATTGCTTTGTCAATGCCTTTGCCGTCAAACTCGCTGACAATAGGTATAGATAATGCCATAACTAAATCTCGCTTTGCACAACACGCATAGTTTTAGCAATCATTTTTGTCATCTCAGCTTCAATACCGCGACGCGCTTTATACACGGCTGGCCCAATTATTCGAGTGCGACCAGCGCCGACAAACCCAAGTGCGTTACCTAATTTATTTGAGTTAGCGCGACCGGCTGTTTCAAAGATTGCGGCCGCTGGGTCTTTTTGCTCAATAAGAATTACGCCAACAGCGTTACGTCGAGTGTCAAAACGTACCTTTACGCCATTGACTGCTTTTGCAACTGTAAACGGAAAGTTAAGACGATCACGCCCTTCTTCTCGCCATTTATATTTCATGCCCGATAAAGGTAATTTAACTGCAAATACTTTGTAAACATCTTGGGCTGCTTTAAGCGCCGGCGCTGCTATTGCAGTTGCGTCTGCCTTAAAATCTTTTTGCAGTTGCGGGTCAATTTTACGCAAAGAGTTAATCGTCTGTTTGACCCCGACAATCTCAATAGTTGTTGATGCTGGCATTGCGCTACCTCTTTTGCTTATTCAATAGCGTAATCACCGTAATCAGGTCGCGCGTGTCAAACTCAATTGTCGTAGGCCAATACCCTGTTGCAACTAACAATTCTGCTAGTTGCCGTCGGTAACTGCCTACGCCGTAAGGTTTGGGTCTGTCTCGTCTATTGCCTCAATAGTCATGTTTGGGTTCTCTTTAACCCAGTCACGATATGTTGCAGGCATTTTTTGGCCGCTAAGTTTTAGCAAATTGTATGCCCAACAAACTAGATCGGTGTAGCCGATACCTTTGCCGTCACTAATTTTGCGACCCTCAGTTTTTTCCCATTCGCAGATAACAAACATATTTGTTGTTAACTCGACTGGCTGTACGCCGTCTTGTAAATCAACTTTAAGTTTTAATCTCATTGCCTTGTCCTGTTCTCGGCCAGTTATGGCGCGTTAGATCACGTTACGTCAACTGTGTATGCGCCACCCATGAGTTCAATGTCGTAGGTAGCCAACTCACCTAAGTTTGCGTTGATTACTGGCAACGCGCTCAGGTAAGTGTTTGTCAATTCAAAGCCCGGATTAGTTGCGCTGTTTGCGCCGCTTGCTGGGGTTACTTTGATATAGCACTTTGTGCCGACAAGTACTGACAACAATGCGTAACTCTCAGTCGCTGCAAACGATGCGTACAAAGTTAACGTCGCAGAATTTGACTGAAGCCCAGCCGTATTGGTTCTTGCGGTGCTACCGAAGGCCGTGTCCTCTAAAGCCTCGACTATGTAATTTACGGTACAAGCCGAAACTTGGTCAGTTATGTCTGTAGTCGAAGCGCTAGTCGCGCCGATAAGCACGACTGGGTTTGAAAGATAGGTGCTAGTTGCCATTGTAATACTCCTTAGGTGTCTGTAATAGTTTTACCATACCGCAACGATATGCGTGTGTATGCTCACGACGACTGCGCTTGCAAGCCAACTGCCACGTCATAGCACGGGTACTCTTGCCCGCCTATGTCGAGTGTGCCGGGTCTGCCTGACATTGCAATAACGCTTGAGCCAAGCACTAGCGCGGTGATCTGCAAAATCTCACGCAACACGGGTAGCCCTGCTGGGCCGCTGCCAACAATTTTTATCGGGTAGTCCATGCGCACGATATTGCCATTGCCGGCAATCGTTGTAAAACTTGGCGCTGTAATAAACACACAATTTGGCACAAGTTTTGTCGGGTCGTTTACTACCCTTAGGCCTGTTACGGCTGTCAGCGTGGCTGTGAGATCGTCTAGCGCCTCGTTAAACAGGTCTGTGTACGGTGCAGGCACTACGCCACCGCTGGTCGGTCAATACCTAACAACTGCTTTACGATTGGTGTCATTGACTGTTGTGGTGCTGTACCCATGTTGTCAAACGACGCAAACACGTTCTCTAGACTGCCTCGACTACGCCACAACGCTGCGCAATACATGATCGTGCCGAGCGTTACGTCACCGCTAGGCGACGTGCTAAGACTGTCGTTGTAGCCTGCCTCGGCTCGGCGACGACTGCAAAACTGGTTGCCAGCGCTTACGGCCTGCGTAGCCAGCGTGTAATCGTCTGACGGGTTAGTAATTGACACGCCAAGATAGGTGACAAGGTTTGCGACCGTAACCCAAGTGCAAGTCGGTGTAAACGAGACCGTGCCTGTGTAAAACGCGCTGTACTCGACTGCATCGCCTGTGCAGGCGTACAACACTTGATTAGCGCGCGATACGTTCTCGTTAAATGTCCATTCGCCTGTAGTGCTATCTATGCCTGTGTACTCGTATTGTGGGCATGACAATACGGTAAACGTGCCGTTAAACGGTGCGGCAATGCTTGCAACAACGATTGTGTCGCCAACCTGTATGTCGGTTGGCTCGAGCGTTGAAATGCAGGCGTAGTTATTTAGTAACTGTTTTGACCCTGTTAAATAAGTTGCCATAGCGGTTATGCCGCTTGACTACTAAGCAACGACGATGGATTGAATGAACGACGACTTGGCGACGAATGTAGCAAAGTAGCCGTAGTAAGAAAACGTGCGACCAAGGGTTGCAGGTACTTCTACTGACAAGATGCCTTTTTGCTGTTCGTAAATTTCGTAGCCCGGTGCGTAAACCACAAGCATTGTGCCTGATGCAAAGTTGTTATCAACAACCATTGACAGACCGTAAATGTTTTGGCTCGAGTATTGCAAACCACTTGTGTTGCCGACGCTGTTCATCGTTGTCATTCCGCCACCGTTGTAGCCCAACAATGGTCGCTTGTCGGCGTCTAATTGACGGCCGATAAGTTCCCATACGTCAGGTGATACACACAAGTGTGTTGGAAAGTAGTTGCTGTCTTCTGCGATTTCGCGTGCTGCGTCATAAATTGACGAAATCAACGAAGTCGGATCAGTTGCGCTAACTGTCCATGTTGAGCCTGACGCTGTTTTGCCTGCAACCAAATTGTCGGCTGCAATGTTGTCAGTCGCAATCAAGTACTCGCCTGCAAGATCGTTCAAAATCAAGTTCATTGATGCTGGGTCAGTAAAGTCCATGTCTTGCACCGACAAAGTAACTTGACCAGCAACAGTTGATTTAGTAACAACGTTGCTAGCAATCACCATTGTGGTCGCACTTACTGCAGTCAATTCTGTTTGTGTTGCTGCGCTTGTGTGCGTTGTGATCGTTGGTCGAATAAAAGTTTTGCTTGGTGTGTTTGGCATTGCACGCGCACCAAATGCGCTAACAACTGGTCGCACAAAGTTTAAGTCTTGAAATAGCGGCCCAAGAACTGGAACTGGCAAAAGACCCGGAGTGTCAGTTGTAATGACATCGCCTGCTGCTGCTTGCAACGCTGACGCTTGTTTTGCTTGCGCTGCTTTGAACGCTGCGTTTACTTTAACAAATGTGTCGCCACCTGCGTGCATTGCTGCCATGTATTCGCCCGGTGTTGGCATTTTGAATTCGCGTGCAGGTTGCGCCCACAATTTGTCAACTGTTGACTGTGCTGCTTCTGCTACTGGTGTTTCAATTTTGTCGGTCATGTCTTTGTCCTTTTGATCGTCTTGTTCTGATTGTATAGCATTAGTTAATTCTGTTTCGGGGATACCCTCGGCTACCTCGTCAGGCTTGCTGGCTGCGACCTCGGTAATGACTGCGCCACTAAACGCGCCTTCGCTGACCAGCGACAATTCTGACCATGTAGCCGACTCAACAATCATCACACCTTCCTCGTCGTAACTAAATTTTGTTGGCGTTACGCCTACCGATACCGCGTCAATAACGCCGTCATTGGCAAGCGTTAAAGCTTCATCGCCCAGTCGAGTAGCGCTGATCTTGGCTGTAAACATCATGCCCTGTGGCGTGTCCACGCGCTCAACTACTTTGCCGACAATCTGATTGCTGTCGTGCTGCATAAATAGTTTCGGGTCGCGCCCCGTGACTGGCAACGACCCTTGCAAAAATCGTACCTTAGTGCCGTCATTGACTGTGGCTGTTTCGTCGTATGTGACTGCTACGCCTGAGATTGAGCGCGACGGCAAGCCCTCTGCCGCCGCTGCATCAACCGTGATCTGTGAAGGGGTTAATCGGATCATAAAATTTATAGTACTCCATTTGGTATTGGTGTTTCGGAATTGTCCTCACGGTAGTCACTCATTGAGTATTCGCCCGACAAATATTGCTCTACGTCAAATTCGCAGTACGTTCCCGAAGGCAATATGTTGTTTTGACTTAATGTGCCAGCAATGCAGTCTGCGTAAGCGCGTACGCCAAATGTCCACAAATCCATGCGCGACTCAGCGCTTGACTGGTACGAATATGACCCGACGCTGATGCCTGCAAGGTATGGCGGTATGTTGCAAAGTCGTGCCATTTCCATTGCTTGAAATTCGGCGCTGTCAATTAAAAGCATTTTGTCAGGGCTGGTCAACGTTTCTGTGTAGGTCACAAATTCGTTTAGCGCTGCAGTTTGATTAGTTGCGCGCGCCACGTTGAACGCGGCTGCAAGATCGGCTAATTCTTGTGCGCTTAATGGCTCGCCGCCAGTTTGACGCAAGATGCCTGCCGGTATTGCTGACGTAGAGTTTCTGTGACGCGCTGCTTCAAGTTGTAACGCCGTAGATACGGATTGCGTTGACTGATAAACGATGCCTTGAATTGGCGACAAGAATTGCACAACATCGTTTGGGTCTAGATTGCCGCCTTGAAAGATAATTTGTTTTGACGGCGCAAACCAAACTGGCCCTGATTGATCTAACGTCTGCACCATTGCGGCAGGTAGTCGAGTGTACGATGCTGGGTATCCGTCGGCTGTGCGTGACGTAATGTACCAAAACGCGCGACCGTAAAAAAATAGATCGTCAAATGTCCAAGACAAAATAAAATTGTTTGGCAATGTTGGGTCTATTTTGCGTAGCCAAGTGCGCGGTGCGATAGGCAACTTTTCCATTTCGTTGCCGTTCCAAATTTCGTTGTACATCTTTAAGTTCATGCAACCGATGACGCTGGCCATGAGATCGCGCGCTCGACTGACGGTTGGCACGCTCATTGCACGATTGCGTGCGTCGCCCTCTACGTACGAGTAATACTGACCGACCATGTTTGCGCCACCGTTGTTGACGCTGTTGCTGTAATAGCCACCAGCCGCCGCCGCTTTAGTTGGCTCAGGCGATATCGCCGCTTTGTTTACTGACCTGCTAAAGATTGCCATTGGCTAAGTATGCCACGCGTATCGCTTGCCCGTGTTGATAGGTGACCGCCGCGAACGTAACCGAGAAAGCATAGGTAAACGACGGCCACCCGTTTTGCATACTAGCGATTAGCGACAACGATCATAGGTTTACCTGTTGCGGTAGGTCGGCTTGCAAGTGCGGCGCACCAAACTAAACAGCGCGCTAACTCAATCGGGCCGGGTGATCGCTGGCTAGATAATGCGATGCTGTTTTGACTGCGTACTGCAACGGCGCGTTGTACGTGTTCGGCAAGCATATTTTCGCCTGTATGCCACAACAGTTTTTCGTGAATCATTGACTTAATGCGCGGCGTAAATTTAAGTATCTCGCCATAGCCAACGATTGCGCGCCGACGCTCTAACGCCAACGGCCAATGAATATCTATAGACGGACTAATAGCAAATTTGATTGTTGTGTTTTTGGCTAAGCGTTCTACGTGTTGCAACATTTCGTCGTATGTGTCGCACACAAACTCGACTGTTACTACGGTGCGCCGATCGTCAAGCACAACGGCTCGAGTGGCAAAATAGCGGTCGTCGGTCAGACTCGTTTCTATGGCTACTGTGCCGCCGTCAGGCATCGGGTCGGTGTACTCAAGTTCAGGCCACAACCCCGGCTGAATCCATGACTTGTCTGACGCAACCCAAAGGTTGCATGACGCGCGCAAAAATGATGCGCGGTCAGGGTTCTCGCTCTCAGCTTCAATCGTTTTAAGTGTCAAGGTTTTGCCTAGCGCTGGGTTTGCCCAACCCCATGCGCGACTGTCCATAGGCGATATGTCAGGCGGCGGCGACCACTCGGCAAAATACAACGATGACGGCTCGGCACGGTCAATAGATCGCAACCCTTGTTCACGCCAACGTTGCATTGCGGTACTTGCTTCTGTGCCTGCCGTTGACCACGCGCTTAACAATGGTGATCGTCGAGCGCGCTGGGCTGGTAGTAAACCGCCGTCAATAACAGTCGAGCCAATGTCCCAAATCTCGTCGGCGACGATTAAGTCGCACGACATACCGTGACCGACACTTGAGTTAGCTGCACGAATAAACCATTTAGACCCGTCAGGCATGGTGACCTGATTACGGCCATAAGACCGCATAAGTTTTGCACCAAACCGCAACGACAATAAATCGGCAAGTTTGTCGTAGAGCATTACGGCAAGGTCAAGACGGTGCGCTGTAGATAACACGGTTTGCGGTAACCCCCGGTGTTTAGGCATCTCAGTTAGCCACCAGCCGACAAGCGCTGTTAACGCAACCGTCTTACCGTTCTGACGCGCCGTGCTGACCATTGACATACGGTGCAAAAAATCCCCGTCGCTATCAAACAACAATTGACCGTCTAAAACTCTTTGTTGCCACGGCATTAACTCCATGCCGAGGTGCTGTAAAGCCCAGCCCCCCACCTCAGCCCCAAACGAACCGCTTGCATCAGGCCACATTGTCTCGAGCCTCGGCTGATCTCGGCCAGTCACCGCCAGTTCAGGCTGATCAAGGTCATCTGAGATAATCCTGAGTTGGGTCGGGGTGATTAAATTTTTTTGTATAAAAAACTGTTTTTGTTTTTTTGTTTTTTCTTTTGTTATGTCTTGTATTCCGTTTTGTCGCATGGCTTCGGCTCGTATTGTTTGTCGCATTTCGTTTCGTTGTGTTACGTAGCGATGACCCAATGTGTTGTTGCATTTAAAGCAAATGCCTCTCAGGTTTTCTAATTCGTGTCCGCCGCCTGCATCTACTGGAATTATGTGGTCAACTTGTGTCGAGGGTTGTCGGTTACAAACGGTGCATACGGGTTGTTCTCGTAGGACTACCCCCCTGTTTTTTTGGTAATCGGCGTGGTCGTGATGTCTGCTCATACCCACCCCCCATATTTGCTAGCGCGTCGCAAGCGACTTGCTCTCGGTTTGTTAACGCTAATCATGTTGTCAACTTTGTGTTTGTGGTTTGTTTTCGGTATGTCAATTTGTGTTTGTTGTGATTGAGCATAGTGCGCTAGCCCCCCGTGTCTTGCCTCACCGACACTCCCATTGCTTTAACTGTTTGC